GGTGCTCACCCCTACGGAAGTCGGCTTCTCATGGCCATGGCCCACACTCACCAAAGAGACCTTCGGCATCCACCGGAAGTTCCTCTATGCATTGGGCGCAGGGACTGGCGTTGGTAAGACCGACGTGTTCACACAGTGTGTGGCTCACACAATCATGGGATCGCCCGAGCGAAACGAACCGGGACGCCCAGCCGCCACGTTCTTCCTTGAGCAGCCTCCTGCTGAGACAGTTAAGCGAATTGCTGGTAAGGTGTTTGGCAAGCGGTTCCACGTCCCGGACGGAGGATGGACCGACGAAGACCTGTCCGCCGCAGTCGACGCCCTCGAATCCGAAGGGCTTCTCTACATCTACAACCACTTCGGTTCCATTGACTGGGACGTCATCAAGTCGCGCATGCGGTTCGTCGCGATCCAGTACGGCGTCAAGGACATCTTCCTCGACCACCTGACTGCGCTCGCCGCTCACGCATCTGACGAGAAGAAAGCCATCGAGGAGATCATGGCCGAGCTTGCGGGCATGGCCCATGAGCTAGACCTGACGATCTACTTCATCTCGCACTTGGCCACGCCTGACGGCAAGCCACACGAGGAGGGAGGACGTGTCATGATCCGACACTTCAAGGGTAGCCGAGCGATTGGATACTGGTCCTACTTCATGTTCGGTCTCGAGCGTGACCAGCAGGCCGAAGACGAGAAGGATCGGCAGACGACGACCTTCCGTATCCTTAAGGACAGGCTCACCGGTCAGTCGACTGGCAAGACCTTCCTGCTCGGGTATGACCCGGAGACCGGCATCCTCTATGAGAAGCAGCCGGAAGACGACTGTGACTTCGAAGACGAGACGGTGAACGAGGACGACGACGTTCCGTTTTGACCTGATCTATCCACACATACATACATACAAAAGAAAGGACACCGATGGGACCGACACTTCCTATCTCCGAAGAAATCCACGCCATGAAGTATCGCCTTGTCGGTGAAACCTTCCGCGAGCAAACAGCCCGCATCGCCAACGCACTGAAGGACGGTGAGGACCACTTCACTGCTCTCAAGGGCATCCTTCGTGCCATGCGGTTCCTGCCTGCCGGGCGCGTCCAGTCCGACATGGGATCACCCCGACAGACCACGGCATTCAACTGCTTCGTCTCGGGTGTGATCGAGGACAACATGCGGTCCATCATGCTGCGCGCAAGCGAGGCAGCTGAGACCATGCGCCGGGGCGGCGGGATCGGCTACGACTTCTCGAACATCCGGCCCCTTCACGAGATCATCGCCTCTCTGGACAGCAAGGCATCCGGCCCGGTCAGCTTCATGGGCATCTATGACGCAGTCTGCCAGACCATCGCGTCTGCCGGTCACCGTCGTGGCGCTCAGATGGCTGTGCTCAGGATCGACCACCCGGACATCGAGGAGTTCATCACTGCCAAGCAGAACTCCGACAAGCTCACCGGCTTCAACATCTCGGTCGGCGTGACTGACAGGTTCATGCAGTGCCTGGCATCGGGCGAGAAGTTCCCGCTGGTGTTCAACGGTAAGGTCTACAAATGGATCGACGCCCGCAACCTGTGGGAGAAGATCATGAGGTCAACGTGGGACTGGGCTGAACCGGGCGTCCTGTTCATCGACACGATCAACAAGATGAACAACCTCTGGTACTGCGAGACGATCAGCGCAACGAACCCTTGCGGTGAACAGCCGCTGCCCCCGTTCGGTGCCTGCCTGCTCGGGAGCTTCAACGCGACGAAGTACGTCTACATCGACGGTCACGGAGCGCGTTTCAGCTGGGACCAACTGATCGCTGACATCCCGCACGTCGTCCGCGCCATGGACAACGTGATCGACCGCACTGACTACCCACTACAGGAGCAACGAGATGAAGCGCGCAACAAACGGCGCATTGGGTTGGGGATCACTGGGCTTGCTGATGCTGGTGCTGCTCTTGGTCTCCGCTACGGAAGCGAGGAATACATTGACTTTCAGTCTGCGGTCCTGCGCTGCATCCGTGACCACTCGTATGCGGCGTCTGCGGATCTGGCTGAGGAGAAAGGCAGCTTCCCTGCGTATGTGGAAGACCTCTACCTGAAGGGCAACTTCATCTCCACCCTGCCTCATTGGGTGCGCCAGAAGATCGCCAATCAGGGCATCCGCAACTCACACCTGACGTCCATCGCACCGACCGGCACGATCAGCCTGACCGCTGACAACGTGTCGTCGGGGATCGAGCCTCCGTTCATGCTTGAGTATGACCGGACGATCAACACTTTCGATGGTGTGAGGGTGGAGACGGTGCAGGACTTCGCGGTCAACAAGTGGGGCGTGAAGCCTCTCACTGCCAACGAGATCGCCGGGGAGACGCACGTTGACGTGCTCACCTACGCACAGCGTTACGTCGACAGCGCGGTCTCCAAGACCTGCAACGTGGGCGACGACGTCACCTTCGAGGAGTTCGGCAAACTCTACGAGCAGGCGTATTACGGTGGAGCCAAAGGCTGCACGACCTTCCGTGCTGCCGGGAAGCGCTTCGGCATCCTGAACGCACCGAAGAAACAAGATGAAGAACCGAAGGCGGAAGCCTGCTTCATCGACCCTGAAACCGGAACGAGGACATGCGAATGATGTGCTTTCTGGTCTTCATGGGCATCATGATCGTTGTCGGTTTGATCTGGCTCCCATTCTCAAACAGGTACGAACGCGAGGATTACTAATGAAGGACTTCTTCGACGACTACGGTGACAGCCTGATCCACGCGGCGGTCGCCCCGCTGCTGGTGCTGCTCATCGCTGTGACCATCCATGCATTCGGCGCGATCTTCGCCGGTGCCATCATCAACGCTGCCTTCTGGTATCTCCGTGAGGCTACCCAAGAGCAGACCAAACGCCATGACAGCGACTTCCTTTCTGGCTGGACCGGATGGTCCTTCAAGAAGCACATGGAGTGGGTCGCACCTACTGTCGCCGGTTTCATTGCGGCCACATCTATCCACTTGTGGATTAACAACTGAGGAGGCCACAACATGACGAACCAAGAGATGGTGGCTGAGTTCCATCGCGTGATGGACCAGCCCGCTGGTGAATACCTGTCTCGTGCTCAGGAGGGTCTCGTCGCCCTCCGAGCAACCCTCATTCAGGAGGAGTGGAACGAGCTGTGTGACGAACTGGACGGCCTCTACGACACGATGGTGGTTCAGGGAGTCGAGCCGACCGGCATGCAAGCACACAACCTGCTCAAGGAAATGGCTGACCTGATGTACGTCCTGTACGGCTTCGCGGTCAGCTTCGGCCTGCCCCTCGATGAGGCCTTCAAGCGCGTCCACGAGAGCAACATGAGCAAGCTCGTGGACGGCAAACCGCTCCGCAGGGAGGACGGGAAGGTTCTCAAGGGACCGAACTACAAGGCACCGGATCTCACCGATCTTTTGACCTGATCTATCCACCAGTGAATTAGTTACTCCAGCGAGAGGACACTCGAATGAACGAGAAGATGAAACGGTGGCTGCGTCGGCAGCTGCCAAAGGTAGGGCTTGCCTTCGCGCGAGACCTTGAGAACAGGGAGCGCCAGCTCAGGCAGGTGATCTTCCAGAGCGACGAGCTGGTCAAGTACAACCGTGAGCTGCTCAAGGAGCTTGACGATGCTTGGTCCAAGACAGCGACCGATATTGGTGACGCATTCATCCGCCACACCGATGTCAGCCACCGCGTAGAGGAGGACACCTTCAACCACATCCTGTCCGCAAGGGTCATGCGGTTCAACTTCATGGTCACTCCCTTCGAACTTGGTGCCTTGGGACCGCATGGTCGTCGAGCCATCGCAAAGCGTGTCGGTGAGCAGTTCCGGGATGCCCTGAGCAAGGAAGTCGTGAAGGTACTGGAGGACGCGGCATGAAGATCCTGTTCGACCTCCTAGTCACCCTTATCGGGTTCATCGCGCTGTTCATTCTGCTGGTGATTGGTGTGCAGGAAGCGGTGGAACACTTCTCCGCCGAGCCTCCCAAGAAACCTGAGTTCCTCGATCCGGCGACCTGTGTCTTCTACTTCCCCTCGGTCGGCATGCACCTGACGTGTGACTCGACGTTCCCTGACAGGCAGGCGTCCATATGAAGCGGGTTATGTTCGACATCGAGACGGACGGCTTCCTTGATGTCTGCACCGTCGTGCACTCCCTGTGCATGATGGACGTGGACACCGAGGAGACCCTGTCTTGCACCGACAACTGCGAGCACTACGCAAGCGTCGAGCACGGCCTCAAACTGCTCATGGAAGCAGACGAGGTCATCGGCCACAACATCATCACGTTCGACCTCCCGGCCCTGCGTAAGATCTACCCATGGTTCAAGCTGAAGGATGACTGCAAGGTCACCGACACCCTGATCCTGACCCGGCTTAAGTGGCCGGAGATCGACAAGAAGGACTGGGCAGTCTGGCGCAGAGACAGTTCGAAGATGCCCGTCAAGTACATCGGGCGACACAGCATGGAAGCTTGGGGTTTCCGGCTTGGCTGTCACAAAGGGGACTACTCCCAAGAGCGCAAGCGCCTCTACACCGAGGAGCACGGAGAGCGCCCGAAGACGAAATGCAAGGGGCGTGACGAATGGGATGCTGGCCTGTCCCAGTTCACTTGGGGTATCTGGAACCAAGCGATGCAGGACTACTGCGATCAGGACATCCAGACCAACTTCGCGATCTACCTGCATATCATGAGGAACGGCGGCTACTGTGAGTTCGCCTCATGGATCGAGCACCGCTTCGCCCAGATCATCCAGATGCAGGTGGAGCACGGCTTCCCGTTCGACGAGCAGTCGGCCCATGCACTCTATGCTGTGCTTGCTGCCCGGCGACAGGAGATCCGCGACCAGCTGGCCGAGGCGTTCCCGCCGTGGATCGAAGAGACCGTCTTCATCCCGAAGCGGGACAACAAGACCCGTGGCTACAAGAAGGGTGTCCCCTTCACCAAGCGCAAGACGGTGCACTTCAAGCCATCGAGCCGGGACCACATCGCCAAGTGCCTGACCGACAAGTACGGATGGAAGCCGTCAGCTTTCACCGACACCGGCAAGCCGAAGATCGACGAAGAGGTTCTCTCCGCTCTCCCGTATCCCGAAGCACCGCTACTTGCTGAGCACTTCCTGCTCGACAAGCGGTGTGGACAGATCAGTGAGGGCAGGGAAGGCTGGCTCAAGGCCTGCAAGAACGGACGGATTTATGGTGGTGTGATGACGGTCGGGGCTGTGACCCGGCGCTGCACACACTCCAAGCCGAACGTCGCGCAGGTTCCCAAGGTTGGCTCTCCGTATGGCGAAGAGTGCCGCTCACTGTTCACGGTGCTGGACGGCTGGCTGCAGCTGGGTGCCGATGCCAGCGGGTTGGAGCTTCGCTGCCTCGCCCACTACATGGCGAAGTATGACGGTGGTGCTTACATCGAGGCTGTCGTCTACGGCAAGGAAGCGGACGGTACTGACGTCCACTCTGTCAACGCAAAGGCTCTCGGCTTCGACCCGCAGAAGATCTACACGATCAACGGGAAGCAGGCCAAGGGCAGGGACATCGCCAAGACCTTCATCTACGCGTTCCTCTACGGGGCGGGTGGATACAAGGTCGGAACCATCGTCGGTGTCGACAAGTCGGAGATCCAAGACATCATCGTGTCTGCCTCTCAGGGCGAGATCGAACGTGCCAAGCGTGAGCTGAAGTATCTCAAGATCAGGGTGACCCGCACCAATGCGGCGATCTCGATCAAGGGCAATCGGATCAAGGCGCAGTTCCTCAAGAAGGTGCCTGCGATCAGCAAGCTCCAGTCGGCGCTTAAGGAAGCCCTCAAGGATCGGGCGATCAACGCCATCGACGGTGGGCGGCTGACCATCCGCCACGCCCATGCTGCCCTCAACACCCTCCTGCAATCCGCAGGGAGTATCGCAGTGAAGCTGGCCACGGTTTTGCTTTACGACGAACTATCCAGCCGTGGATACAAGTGGGGCGAGGACTGGGCAATGGTGGCTCACATCCACGACGAGTTCCAGCTGATGATCAGGCCTGAGCTGGCTGACGAGATCGGGCAAGTCGCGGTCGAGTCGTTCGAGAAGGCAGGCGAGATGTTGGGCTTCAAGTGTCCACTGACCGGTGCCTTCAAGGTCGGCAAGAACTGGAAGGAGACACACTAATCAAAGAGCTGACACGACAAGTGAAGGGTGTGGTGGCGCGAGCGCGCTTCCACGCCTTCAAACTCCAATCCGACTTCGCTCGCCAGATGGCACCGTTCGTCGCCACCGCCGCTTCGAGAGGGTTCATCACCAACTACACAGATGGTCAGATCCATGACTGCTGGGTGGTGACGGTGCGAGGTCTGCAATTCCTAGAGGACGAGAATGCGAACCTTACTGATTGACGGAGACGTCGTTGCCTACAAGACGGCGACCGTTCTCGAGAAGGCCATCGAGTGGGAACCGGGATACTGGACTTGGCATGCCCAAGAGGATCAGGTGAAGGTTGCCATCGAGGCTGAGATCGAGCGGTACATGGACGAGCTGAATGCCGACCAGTGCAAGATCGCGCTGACCGACAGCGAGAAGAACTTCCGCAAGGACATCCTGCCGACCTACAAGGGCAACCGCGCCAACGTGAAGAAGCCGCTGGTGCTCATGGCCATCCGTGAGTGGCTCATCGAGGAGCATGACGCCTACCTCAAGCCACGGCTGGAAGGCGACGATGTGTTGGGCATCCTGTCCACTTGGCGCAAGCTCAAGGGCGAGAAGATCATCGTGTCCATCGACAAGGACATGAAGACCATCCCCGGCTACTACTGCCGCGACCTTGAGCTGGGCGTGATCGAGATCGACGAGGATGAGGCTGACTACTGGCACATGCTCCAGACCCTGATGGGCGACACGACCGATGGCTACAGAGGCTGTCCGAATGTTGGCGAGAAGGCAGCTGTGGAGATCCTCAAGGAACCCCGCATGCTCTATTCCGAGGAATACACCATCAGCAGGGGCAAGCATGCTGGTGAGCTGCGTGTCCGCTGGGTTGAAGGTGAACCGTGCTCCGTATGGGAGGCCATCGTCAGCCGGTATGCGAAGGCTGGTCTCACTGAGGCCGACGCCATCGTTCAAGCCCGCGTCGCCCGCATCCTCCGCGCCAGCGACTACGACTTCAAGGCCCAGAACCCAATCCTCTGGACGCCACCTTCTGTTTGACCTCATCTATCCACAGGTGCATACATGAGAAAACCCTTCCTGATCGGGCTGTATAGCCCACACGCCCAGTCGGGCAAATCCACTGCGGCTGGCATCCTCCAAGACCACGGATACCAGACCATCAAGTTCGCCGGTCCCTTGAAGGCCATGGCCCTGACGCTGCTCCACACCATCGGGATCGACACCGACGAGGCTCTTCGCCGGATCGAAGGTGACCTCAAGGAACTTCCTGTCCCCGGTCTGGATGTCACCGCGCGCAAGCTCATGCAGACGCTCGGGACCGAGTGGGGCCGCAACGCCGTCGACAATGATCTCTGGGTCAAGGTCGCGATGGAGAAGTTCGACCGGCTCCACGCACAAGGCTGGCACGTCGTGATCGACGACCTCCGCTTCCTCAACGAGTACCAGAAGATCAGGAGTGCTGGCGGTCTGCTCGTGCGTATCAACCGGCCTTCATCTGAACCGGCTTCTGCCTCGCCCTACGAGGGGCTGCTGAGCGATTGCGAGTTCGATATCGTGATCGAGAACACCGGTTCGTTGGAGGACTTCCGCGCCCAGATCGAGGCGCTTGTTAATTAGGGACCACTCACAGAAGACCCTAAACGAAAACCACAAGGGTTAGTCATGGCTGAACCAAAGTGTCCTCCGATTGACGCAGCGCTTATCCGCTTCCTCGAACACCACTTCCCTCACAGATCGCCCAAGATGCATGAAGAGCATGGTGACCTGATGTGGCGAGGGGGTCAGAGAAGTGTCGTCGATATGCTGCTGCGTGAATACAACAGACAGGACGCGCACGATTAAGGAAGCTTCCTATGTGTCCACCCAGCAAACCGAAGGTGCCTGACGTGAAGCCGGTAGAAGTACCGGTTGCCGCACCGCCACCGCCTCCCCCCGAGCCGGTAGCCGAGGCACCTGTTGTCGAGGACTTCGAGAACAACAAGAACCGCGTCGGCTCTGCCCTCGCGAATGCACGGAAGGGCGGCACCAAGTCGCTCCGTGTGTCCCTCAACACTCCTCAACCGGGAGGCGCTGGACTGAACGTCCCGCGACTGTAACCACACATGTCACAAGCGACCCCTTCGACCATCAAGGGGCGCTACACGAAACTCTCAACAGACAGGCAACCGTTCCTAGATGCTGCTCGCGCGGCGTCGAAGCTCACGTTGCCTGCTCTGTTCCCGCCTGACGGCAACCGCAAGCACCGCAAGCTGACCAAGAAGAACCCCGGCATCGGCGCGCGTGGCGTGAACAACCTCGCATCTCAGCTGCTGCTGACACTGCTGCCCTCCACGACACCCTTCCTGCGGCTCCAGGTCGACACCTTGGAGCTGTCCACCGAAGGTATGGACCAGATGCAGACGGATATCGAGAAAGGCCTGTCCAAACTCGAACGAGGTGTTCTGCGAGAAGTCAATTCGTCAGGTGATCGTGTGGTGCTCTTCGAGGTGCTCAAGCACATCATCGTTGGCGGGAACGCCCTTCTCTACGTGGGGAAGACCGGCTCCCGCTGCATTCATCTGGACCGCTACGTGCTCAGACGTGACGCCTACGGAAACGCCGTGGAGATGATCACCCACGAGACGGTCCACTACACGACCCTCCCTTCTGACGTCCTGTCGGAGATTGAATCTTCGCAGGAGTTCAAGGACGCCAAGCAGAAGGATGGCGAGGTCGACATCTACACCCACATCAGGCGCACGGAAAGCGGCTGGACATGGGTGCAGGAAGTCTTCGGAAAGAAGATCCCCTCGACGGTGGGCAATGCCCCCGAGGACGCCTGTCCTTGGATACCGCTGCGCTTCGTGCGTGTCGACGGCGAGGACTACGGACGCAGTTACGTCGAGGAGTTCATCGACGACCTCAACTCTTGGATGGTCCTGAACCAAGCGATCACCGAGGGATCAGCTGCCGCAGCCAAGGTGCTCATCCTTGTCGACCCGTCAGGCTCAACCGGCGTGGACGTCATCGCGAAGGCACCGAACGGCGCAGTTCGTGCTGGTAATGCCAACGACGTGACTGTCCTGCAGATGAACAAGATCGGGGACTTCCGCACGGCCTACGACCTGATGATCAGGATCGAGGATAGGCTGGCCCAGTCCTTCCTTCTGAAGTCTGCCATCCAGCGCCCCGGCGAACGCGTCACTGCCGAGGAGATCCGGCTGATGGCGAGTGAACTCGACGATGCTCTCGGTGGCATGTATGCCGTCCAGACGCAGGAGTTCCAACTGCCGTATGCCAAGCGGCGTATCGCCCTCCTCAAGCAGGCGGGCAAGTTCCCACACCTGCCCAAAGACCTCGTCAAGCCCACCATCGTGACCGGCTTGGAGGCACTGGGTCGAGGACACGACCGCGCCAAACTGCTGGCCTTCGTGTCACAGGTTGGACAACTCGGCGGGCCGGAAGTGATCGCCCGCTACGTCAACATGGGCGAGCTTATCGAGCGACTTGGTACGGCTGAAGGCATCGACACCGATGGCCTGATCCGTGGCGAGGAAGAGATCGCAGCTGAACAGCAGCAGGCGATGATGATGCAGATGATGCAGCAGCTCGGCCCCAACGCAATCGGCGCTCTCGGACAGATGGGGAGCGCAGCAATCAACAACTCAGGAGAAACACCAGATGGCACGTAAAGCCGCCAGTGACGAGGGTGCTGCGAACGCAGTCCCGGCAAACATGAGTACGCCCAAACCGCAGCCGTCCGTCGCCCCGAAGCGGACGAAGCTCTCGGAAACGCGTACCCGCATCGACAACTAAACGAGGGCCAACCCCATGCCTGAGATCGAAGCCCCCGTTGAAACAACCGGTCCGACCGCTCCGCAGGTGGACGACGCCACGCCCCCCGAGGGTGAGGGTGGTTCACCCGCTGACGGTGATCAGCTGATTGCCGGCAAGTTCAAGTCTCAAGACGACCTTGTGAAAGCCTACAAGGAACTTGAGGCCAAGCTTGGCAACAACGCTGGTGACGCCGACGCTTCCGCAGACGAACAGCAGGAAGACGGCGACAAGGAGACCAAGCCCGACGATGCCGATCCCAACCCGATCTTCGCTGAGAAGACCGATGAGGATCGCTCGTGGGAGAACGAAGCCTATGGCGAAGCCGTCGCCTCTGTGCTCGACAAGGCTGGCATCCACGCCAAGAACCTTGCCGCCGAGTACGAGAAGAACGGCACCCTGCCTGATGACGCATACAGCGCTCTCGAGGAGCAGGGCTTCCATCGCCAGATGGTCGACCAATACCTCGCAGGTGGTCCAAACACTGCTGCCTCCGCAGTCGACGAGATCATGTCGTCCGTGGGTGGTGAAGCTGAATACGGCAAGATGACCCAGTGGATGGCGCAGAGCCTGTCTCAGGACGAGCTGGCGCGCTTCAATGCGGTCGTCGACAGCGGTGACCAGAACGCGATCAAGTATGCGGTCGACTCCATGAACGTCCGCTACAAGCAGGCTGTCGGCTCCGAACCTGAGCTGATCCAGTCCAACAACACCAACGCCACCGTCGACAAGTTCACCTCCACACAGGAGGCAGTCGAAGCCCGCAAAGACCCCCGTTACGAGACCGATCCGGCCTACCGTGAACAGGTCCGCGCGAAGCTGATGAACTCCGACATCTTCCTCTCCAGATAAGGGACACACATATGGACTTCATCCTTGCCAACCTGACGGAGATTCTCGCGATCATCCTTGCCACTCAGACGGTCGCAACTCTCATCGTCAACCTCACCCCGACCCCGACCGACGATCTCATCGTGGGCAAGGTCTACAAGGTGATCGAAACCGTTGCCGGTATCTTCACCCGCACCGCCAAGGAACTCCCCGGCGAGCGTGGTGAGATCGAGAAGCTCTAAGCCCACTCGATGACGCTACTCGGCATCATCTCAGGCCTCCTCAAGATCGCGACTCTCGTCGTCCCCCTGATCGCTGCATGGCGGTCGGAACAAACGGGAAGGCGGGAGGCGCGTCTTGAGAGCCTTGAAGAGGAGCGAGCCAATGTTCAAAAGGCCAATGAGATCGACTCTCGTCCTGTGCCTGATGATCGCGACGACATCCTTAGCCGGTTGTAAGAGCATCCCGAAGCCGGTGCTCGATCACTGTGTGTGGGTGAAACAGCATCGCTTCTCCGAGGAAACGAAGCGCGCACTCCGGTCGTTTGAGTGGACGCCCGACATCAAGCGCGACTTCGAGAACCTCGCCAAGCACAACGACAAGGTCCGCGAGATCTGCGGACACTAAGCAGGCATTTCACGGTAGCGCCGTGGACGCAAACCTCAGCGAAGGGGTGACACTCGGGGAGAGACCCGACCAATTTTTCAAATCCTTGTGACAGGACAGTGCGCCTTTTTAGGCGGCTACTCCCCAAGCAGATCACTAGCAGACATCAAGCCCTCCGAGGAGGACACCTTGAGACGGAAGCGAGTGATGAGACTGGGAGACCTGAACCCTCCGAAAATCATCACAAGGAACTAAGAGATGACCAACGCTGTCATGTCTCGTCTCGGTGTTGTCAACGCCGCAGCCCCGGCTAACTGGGACGACGCCAACGCACTGTTTCTGCAGGAAGCGATGACCGATGTCCTCGCCGCCTTCGACGAAACCAACGTGTTCTCCGCCCTTCACCAGACCCGCACCATCGAGAAGGGCAAGTCTGCCTCCTTCCCGGTCATGTGGAAGGCGTCGGCTCGTTACCACACGGCGGGTACGCCCATCGTGGGTAACAACCAGATCGCTCACAACGAAGTCGTGATCAAGATCGACGACAAGCTGATCTCCGACGTCTTCATCTACGATCTGGATGAAGCCAAGAACCACTACGACGTCCGCTCCGAGTACACGAAGCAGCTCGGTGCCTCCCTCGCTCGTGAGTACGACCAGAAGGTCGCGCGCATGATCGTCAAGGCGGCTCGCGCTTCCGCGATTGTCTCGGGTGGCAACGGTGGTTCGCAGATCACCGACGCTTCCGCCAAGACCGACGGCGAGATCCTCGCTGGCATGATCTTCGACGCCGCTCAGGCGCTCGACGAGAAGGACGTGCCGGAGATGGACCGCTATACGGTCGTCAAGCCCGCGCAGTATTACCTGCTCGCCCAGACCACGAAGATCCTGAACAAGGACTGGGGCGGCGCAGGCTCGTACAGCGACGGCAAGGTGATCAAGGTTGCCGACACGACCATCGTGAAGTCGAACAACCTGCCGTCCACGAACGTCGTTTCCGCCACGACCGGCGAGAACAACGACTACACGGGCGACTTCACCACGACCGCTGCTGTCACGTTCAACAAGTACGCGGCTGGCACCGTGAAGCTCATGGACGTCAAGCTCCAGCTGAGCGGCGAAGACTTCCGCATCATGTATCAGGGTGACCTGATGGTCGGCAGCTACGCGCTGGGCCACGGCATCCTGCGTCCTGACTGCGCAGTCGAACTCGCAACCGCGTAAGCCAACACCACCGGCTTGAGAGAAATCTCGCTGGTGTCCACAGGGCGAGCCTCGAGGAAATTCCCTCTGAGGCTCGCTCTGTTTTTTTCATTTTCAATTGGAGGAACAGATGAGCCTGTCCACCAACCTTGTCCTCACGACTGAGCTGGACGCCGTGAACGTCCTGCTCGCCACGATTGGTGAAGCACCAGTCAACACACTGTCGGACAGCACACTGCCTGACGTGGCCACGGCGCGCAGCGCACTGCGTAACGTATCCCGCCGCTTCCAGTCGAAGGGTTGGGATTGGAACCGGGC